ACTGCAGACCAGCAATCATGGATGGGTGGAGCAGATCAAACTGATCCATTTATTAGAGCTCGTATGAACGCCGCTCTTGGTACAAGCCCATCTTCAGCGATGTCTGGTTATCAGGGTGATATTGCCAATATGGATACCCCACCCGGCAACCCATCACAGCAAGATATGAATGGTGGTGGTATGCCTTCTGAGCAAGATATGAATGGTGGTAGCTACAACGGTAAGCAAGCTTTCCCAGCAGCTCCAGCCCCAGTGCGTCGTAGAGCACCACAACCAAGCTTTATGCAAAGAGTTGGTAAAGCATTTTCTAATCTTGGTTCTTCATACAGCAATCAGCCCGGTATTTACAAAAAAGGCGGAAAGGCCTGTTAATGCCATACAAGTCTAAAGATCAGCAAGCCGCGATGTATGCGGCTGCTGCTGGAAAAAGCACATTGGGCATTCCTAAGAAAGTCGGTAAGGAGTTTGTAAAAGCTGGTCCAGCAAGTAGCAAGCTCCCCAAAAAAGTAACTAAGCGCGCCTCCGGCCGCGGAAGGTAATATGGCTTACAGTGGAACAACTGGTCAGACAACTATCAATGTCGACCAGTTAATTTCTTATGCATATCGTGATGCTGGTAAAACAGCAGAAGAAATCACGCCCGAGTATATTGATACAGCCAAGCAAGCATTGTTTTATAACTTGCAAAACTTATCAAACTTGGGCGTTAATCTTTGGTTGCTAGAAGAGTATGTAGTCGGTGCGCAAACCAATGCGCAGTGGATTACACTACCGCCAACCACGATTGATGTGCGTGAGGCAAACTGGATTTACATTGTTAATCCTTCCATTTCAGCAGCATTGCCGGTTGACAACGTCAACTCACCAGCTTTGTTTGACCAAACAAACAATGCTGATTTAAGTTTGTATGCTACATCAACCCTTAGTGAAAACTATTTTGGTGCAGCGTATGGTAACCAAACCCGTATCTTTTATGTGGGCTTTAATGCGTATTCTCCAAACACCTCAACAACATACAATTTGGATTTGCAAGTTAGTAATGATGGTGTTAACTGGACTACTTGGCAATCATTCCCATCCACAACCTTAAATGATTTTGGTTGGGCATATTTCCAAGTTCAAGCAACTCAGCAGTTTTACTACTATCGTTTAAAAAACCGTAGTACAACTAGCACGTTCTCACTACGCGCAATTCAATTTGCGCAGTCTCAGCAAGTTATTCCATTGGCTCGTCTAAACCGCGATGACTATTGGAACTTGCCAAACAAACAGTTCCCAAGCCAACGCTCCTTGCAATATTGGTATGACCGCACCATTGATCCGTCAATGTATTTGTGGCCCGTACCAAACAATAACTACCAAGTATTTGAGTTGGTAATTGAAAAGCAAATGCAAGACGTTGGTTCGTTGACTAACGAAATCTATGTGCCAGACCGCTGGATCAACTGTGTACAAAAACAGTTGTCCCACAGCATGGCATTACAGTTGCCCGGTGTAGAGTTGGCTCGCATTCAATATTTAGAAGGTCAAGCTGAAAAAGCATTTATGGCTGCTAATAACGAAGAGCGCGATAAGTCGCCAATCTATTTCCAACCTAACATCAGTTACTATACAAGGTAAGCCATGTCAGTAATAATGACCTATGATAGTTTAGTGCTGAACATCCAGCAATACATGGAGCGTGATGACGCAGACTTTATTGCGCAGATTCCAAACCTAATTGCGTTGGCAGAATCATCTATCGCTGCTGAACTAAAAACGTATCTGCAACTGATTGTTGTAGAAACCAGTTTGGCTACTAATCAAACAGTTTTAAACAAACCAGCTCGTTGGCGCAAAACGGTTTCAATGAAAGTAAACGGCCAGCCTGTTTTGCTTCGTAGCCAAGATTATGTGTCTCAGTATTTAGCGGAATCTTCTAATAGCCAGCCTTTGTATTATGCCGACTATGACTACAGCAACTGGAACTTTGCACCAAAACCAGACCAAAATTATCCAGTAGAAATTATTTACTTTGCTGAAATTCAACCGTTGGATGCAACTAATCAGCAAAACTTGTGGACACAAATTGCCCCACAAGCGATGTTATATGGCGCATTATTACAAGCACAGGGCTATTTGAAAGCTTTGGACAAATTGCCAGTTTGGAAACAATACTACACCGATGCAATTGACGCGCTTAAAAAAGAAGACAACTCTCGTCGCGTGGATCGCAATACGAATGTACAGGAACCCTAATAAATGACAACACCAGTATACACATCGCCCTTTACAGGAACTGTTGTTACTCCAACAGACGTATCCTACTATGCACTTTCTTTCAGTTCAAATACGCCCCTATACTGGCCTTCTATTGTTAATCAAGGCACTGGCGAAGTTCCTGCTGCTCGTATTATCGATTGCGTTGCCTCTAATGCTAATGCTGCTGTTATTTATTTACCAGAAGCAGATCAAGGCACAGTTGGCGCAGACATACTGTTTCGCAACCTTGGCTCAAATACAGTAACAATTGCAGATTATACTGGCGCAAATTCTGTTTCTTTGTCCAGTGGTAATGCTAGATATTTCTATCTTACTAATAACTCTACCGCTGGCGGTGTATGGGGTAGTGTAGCGTTTGGTGTCGGTACATCGTTTGCTGACGCAGCTGCATTGGCGGGTGCTGGTTTAACGACAGTTAGTGGTCAACTTGCTGTTACTCAAAACGTTGTAGATGTAACCGCTACACCAATTATTAATGATGCCAGTCGTGGCACCACATTTAACTGGAATGCCGGCGCAGGCGCATATACTTTACCATCAGTTCAAAATTTATCTACTGGTTGGTGGATTGGTTTTAGAAATAATGGTACTGGTTCACTATCTATTACTCCAACATCGCCAAATTTAATTAATGGTGAAAGCACGATTGTAACTAATCCCGGCGACTCAGGGTTTATTTTTTATGATTCAGTAGGCGGTGGATTTATTACTGTTGGTTGGGTTGCTCCTTCTGCGGTCACATTTAACTCAGCAACTTATGATGTTGATACCATTGTTGGCAACACATTTAGTCTAGTTTCTTACGCACCAATTATTCAAACTTATATTGCACAATCTGGTACTCGTACACAGACTTTGGCAGTAACTTTGCCAGCAATTACTCAGATTTACATTTTAGTTAATAACACTAACCAAACTGGTTATAATATTACTTTTAAATGTCAAGGTAGTAGCCAAACCCCATTAATTTTATCAGCTGGCAATATTGCTACAGTATTAAGCGATGGTACTAATTTATATACATTAACATCGTCTTCAACCGGTTTGTTTTATGCTGCCAACGGTTCTGCAACATTACCATCATATTCATTTAATAATGACACAACTACAGGTATGTATTTAGTTGGTACGGGTGTTTTAGGTTTAACTGCAAATGGCGCTAAAATTATTAATATGGATGGTTCTAACGCAATGCAGCCTGCAGTTAATGTAATAGCAACACTAAATGCCCAATTAATTAGTGGCGGAGCATTCTAAATGGCAGCTGATAATGCTCAGCAAGATACCTCGCAATTTACCCGAATATACACATTAGCAGTTCCAGCGGGTATTAAACGTGATGGTACTTACTTTGAAACCGATGAGTACACCGATGGTGTATGGTGCCGTTTTCAACGTGGTGTTCCCAAGAAAATGGGCGGTTATCGTTCAATTTTTACTAGCCTAGTTGGCATTTATCGTGGTATGGTAGCACAACCATACAATGGTGTTAACTATATTTTTGCTGGCAACTATAAAGAGCTAGACGTATTTACAACCGGCACAACCTTTGCAACTGGTAGTGGCCCCTTCCCAGTAACTATTTTACCCGGCACTGCTTTTGTGCCGGTTGCAAACAGCAACTCAATAGCTTCTACAATTACAGTTAGTGGAAATACCGTATCTACATTTCCTAATAGTAGTACAATAACATTTCAGCAAACTAGTAACGCTACAACTTTTACTGTTTCGTCTGCTACATATGCATCAAATACTACTACTGTAACATTAACTGGCGGTACTGTACCAGCTAATGCTAACACAGTATATTTAACTAGTAATGCAGTATTCACGCCAGATTCGTCTAATGGGCCGTTTTTAAACAATTGGCAATTTGATGCTCAATTTAGTCCATTGGGTGGGCAATTATATGTATTGGCACATCCAGCTAAAGATTTAATTAATATTGATAGCGGAGTTCCTAGCCAAGTATTAGTGGGACAAATTACCCCCGGCAATAATTATAGTTGGTCATTTACTGGATTGTCTGATAGCCTTGGACAAAATCCCACTTATAAACCAATCTCCGTTGATGGAGGTGTTTGTGTTCTATATCCTTTTGTTTTCGTTTATGGCTCTCATGGGTTTATCGCTAACAATAATGTTAATGGTACTTATGGGAATCAAAGTTTTTATGATTGGAATGGACCGTTAGCAAACCAAGTTAACGTAGGTAGCTCTAAGATTGTTAAGGGTCTACCTATGCGTGGTGGCACCAATTCACCATCGGGTTTATTCTGGGCTACCGATAGCTTAATTCGTGTTACTTTTAATCCGGCGGGCTCAAGTGCTTCAACAATTCCGGCTACTTACTGGAATTACGATATTGTTTCTAGCCAAATCTCTATCATGTCATCCAGTGCAGTGGTCGAGATGGACGGCGTTTATTGGTGGATGGGTATCGACCGTTTTTATATGTATAACGGTCAAGTATCAGTAGTGCCAAATGATAAAAACGTAAACTACTTATTTGATAACATCAACTATGAACAACGTCAAAAAGTGTGGGCAACCAAGGTGCCACGCTACAATGAGATTTGGTTCTTTTATCCTCGCGGCACTGCTACAGAATGTACTGATGCTATTATCTATAATACCAAAGATAAAATTTGGTATGATGCTGGTCAAGCTGTAGGGGCGCAACGCTCTTGCGGTTACACCACAGAGTTGTTTCCCAATCCAATTTGGATTGATTGGAATTACAATCCAATATTTGGCACAGCAGTTGATGTTATTATGCATCCGGCTAGTTTGTCAGCTCCGGCGAGTAATCAGTTTTATTTAGCTGGCGATCAAACTGCGACATTTAGTCCCGGTGACAGCGTGACATTTTCTAATATCCTACAAGACACAACTTATTTAATTACCAGCAGTCAAAATATTTATAACACTACGGTTAAACCGCCGGGTGTTACTTTGGTTACTGTATCAACTGTAATATCGCCATCTCCGGTTGTTGGCCAACCAGTTTATTATATTACTGGTGGATATAATGTTTGGCAACATGAATACGGTCAAAATCAAATTGCTTTAAATGGCGAAACTGCAATTTATTCTAGTATTACTACCAGTGATATTAGCTGGATTTCTGGAACACCCGGTGGTAATTCTTTAATTGGTGTTAACCGCCGTATGCACATTCGCCGTGTAGAGCCTAACTTCTTGCAATCTGGTGAAATGTCAATGACCATTTTAGGTCGTAAATTTGCCAGTGGTTCTATGCAATTAGACGAGCAAGATTCCGGGCCATATTTTTTCAATCCAGATACCGGCAAAATTGACCTTCGTGTTGAACATCGTTTGATACAATTAAAGTTTGAATCAAATGTATTAGATGGTAATTACGAAATGGGTAAATTAATTATCACAGCCGAGTACGGTGATGAGCGCCCCTAAAAGACTTTCTGTTGGACAGTTTTTTCCATGTGTTCCCGACCATATGAGCTGGGAAGATTGGAACGGTAATTTGGCTATTTATTACAGCCAAGAACATATTATGTTCACCCCAGAAATTGAATGGAAAAAAGCAGCTCAGCATATGTCTAGCTTAGCCGCTTTTGAGCCCTATCCGGTTCCAAGCCCAGATCAGTTTGAAAATTGGCAGGATTGGGCAAGAGAATTTACTTTAATTATTAACGGTCCAAGTTATTGATTTAGGGCGGAAAACGTGTTATATTTGCATTAGTATATGTAGGTATAATTAACTCCCTTTAGGCCAATATGGACGAAACCACAGAGAACGTGCAAGACGTTCTGAAAACTGAAAATTACTTTGCAAGCCCAATTTACTATATAGATAAGCCAGAATTTTTGGATAGTTCTTTGGCAGTTTTTGATGAGTATGTAAAACAGGCTTGTCACCCAAATGAAATATATCCGTCTATCATGACGGGTAATATGGTTAACGACCCAAGAATGCAGGAAGTTGGCAATTACATAGTTAATACTTCTTGGAATATTTTAAAGAGCCAAGGGTACGCAATGGATAAAAGAGTTACTTTTTTCCATTCTATGTGGGGTCAGAATCATTATAAATATGGTGCTATGGATGAACATATTCATAATGATAACGTACAGATTGTTGGGTTTTATTTTTTACAATGCCCAGAAAGAAGTCCTAAATTAATTATCCATGATGCAAGATTGGGCAAACGCCAAATTGGGCTAGAGGAAGAAGATAGAACCCAAGTAACACAAGCAACCGATGGTGTTGTATTTGCCCCTAAACCCGGAGCAATGGTTTTTACAAACGCTTGGTTGCCACATTCATTAACCCGTAATGGCTCTAATGAATCTTTTAAGTTTATTCATTTTAATATCAGTGTCGGTATTGCACCAAATACTGTTGAAACAAAAGCACCGATTATTATATGAAAAAATATCGGATTAGATTTAACAAGTCCCGTGGCACTCCCGGGCGTGGAACCAAAGAACATGCTTGGCGTGTTTTTGAAGATGACCAAGAATACTTATTTAAACACTTTCAGCTACATGTGCCGTCATATGATGAGCAAGACGCTAATGGTGAAGATTGGAACTTGTGCTGTTTTGGTCAGTTAGAAATTGATAAAGAAACTTCTACTGCAATTATTAAACCGGTGCAAGAAACATTAACGAATTACGATGCTACACAGGTATGCAAACCATGACCCCAATTGAAATTTTGTCAAAAGTCGGTGAACAAAAAGGCGTACATCCTTTAGATGCGGCAAAACGTATTCACGACCATATCAGTTCCCCCGGTGCTGACTATGACCAAATTAATGATACATTAATGTTTGCTAAACCAATTGGTCACGGTGTATACCATGTACATTTTGTATCACAAGACACGCCTTTAAATTTGATTCATTCAATAACTTCCTTTATTCATCAGCTTAAAGCTAAAGGTGTAAAAACAATTTATATGAATACTGAAAGTAAGCGTATAATTCATGCTTTAGTATCTATTGGAATACGTGTTATGCGTTCTGATTTACCAAAGTATAATTTAATGGCTCATGTATAACAATGTTGAACAATTTAGAGATTGGTGGCTAAAAGCGGGTCGTCCTTTTCGACCACCTTTTAAAAACGCCATTCATACTACTGATATAGCATATGCATTATGCCTTTATCGTGAAGGACGCTATCAAGTAGAAATGTACATTTGCAAACCCAATACGCGATCACCGATGCATAAGCATCCGGGCGTTGAGTCAGTATCTATGTATTTAGCTGGACATTTGGAATTTGCAAAAGACAATGGTGAATTTGCTAATTTGTCAGCATACCAAAAACCACAAGCTAACGGAGCACATATGCTTCTTGGCAAAGGAGTTGAAGTTAATGATGGCACAAAGGATCATGCGTTACGTATTGGCAGTACGGGTGGCGCATTTTTAATATTTGAGCACTGGAAAGACAAAGATCCTGTTTCAGTAACAACGCATTGGGAAGGTGAATTGGTTGGGCAAGAACACGCCAAAACCATTCAAGCATCTCAATGAATTGGAATACCGTACATGAGTTTAGAGATTGGTGGTTAAAAGCGGGCAGACCGCTTAGACCACCTTTTGAGCAACCAATATTTATAACTGACTTGGTTCATTCTTTGTGTTTATACAGGGAAGGTAAATTTCAAGTTGAACTTTATATTATTGGTCCCAATAAAACTTCTCCAAGTCATGCACACCCCGGAGTAGATTCATCGTTTATATTTTTAGCTGGTGATTTGGAGTTTGGTGATAAGACAGGTTCTTTTATAGATTTGTCTGATAAACAAAAGCCGCAGCCCAATGGGGCACATATGCTTTTAGGTCAAACTATAGATGCACTAGATGGTGAAATGCACTCTGTTAGAGCTTTTCAAAATGGTGGTGCGTTTTTAAGTTTTGAATATTGGAAAGATAAAGAACCCGATTCAGTAGTATTAAATTGGGTGGGTGCTCCGGATGGAGCAATACACGCTAAGATTCTTGACAAATGATTACTTTTCAAAAAGAGGCGCCAGAGCCTTTTACACAAGAAGCTATGGATTTGTTCCAAAAGCATTATGAAGAAATAGCAGAGCGCACTGATGTTATTGTCTTAGATCCAGACCTTAAACGATATAACAATTTATACAGTCAGAATATGTTGGAGATTCATACTATTCGTGATGATGGTAAGTTAGTTGGATATA